GTATTACTGTAGAAGCAGTATAAATTTTCTATATTTAAACATAGGGGGGTCTTTGACCTCCTTATGTTTATTTTAATGCCATGATATTACTTAAGACAGGACAATTGAATAAGATGGTAGTTACAGTATCACAGAATGCTGAACTATCAAATCCTCAATGGTTATTCTCCTTTACTCACATCTTCTCAAAGCAACAGGTAAACTTTGTATTACCTAACTTATCAACGCATAAGGTTAGATATGATGAGTTTGATTTTGTTGAAGGACCAAGAACAGACTTAGGTGAAATCCCTTTTCCGTATGAAGGACAATATCTTTATACTATAAGCGAACAGATTGCACAGAATCCAACGAATTTAAATCCTTCATTAGCCTATAATGTTGTTGAGAATGGAACAGCTCTTCTTATTGCAACATCTGCGGATACAACAAACGATTACTATGTTGAGTATATCTCTAACAATGAAGATAACTCAAACTATATCTTTGCTCCGAATGAGTTGAACCCATCTCCAACTCCAAGTATCACTCCAACTATTACCCCTACAATAACACCAACAACAACGATTACACCTACCATTACGTCGAGCAATACTCCAACCCCTACTATTACTCCAACCATAACTGATACCCCTACACAGACCCCTACAAACACCGTTACACCGACATCTACAATTACTCCAACACCATCTGTGACAGCGACAAGGACTCAGACTCCAACTCCTACACAGACACCTACAACTACGCCAACAATATCATTAACACCAAGTATTACACCTTCGATTACACCAAGTATTACCCCTACCAAAACAGTAACACCAACCATTACTCCTACAAGAACACCAACACAAACTCCAACAGTAACACCTACGATTAGTTTAACTCCGAGTATTACACCAAGTATTACTCCAACTAATACTTTAACGCCTACAATTACATCTACAATAACACCGACAATAACCCCTACTAATACTGTTACTCCAACAATAACATCAACTGTTACACCAAGTATTACTCCAACAATAACGTCTACAATCACTCCAACAATAACACCGACTAATACTGTGACTCCAACGGTTACATCTACGGTAACACCAACAATTAGTTTAACTCCAAGTATAACACCAACAATAACTCCAAGCCCAACTCAAGCACCATTCTCACCAAGTCAATTATCTAATTTACAATTTTGGTTTGATGCGATATCAGGATTTACAAATTCTTCATGGACTAACTATGGTTTATTGGGTGGTAGTATTACACAAGGCACAGCAATAAATCAACCATCTTCAGTTACAACAACACTTGGTTCTTTCACAGGAACTGGTATTGAATTTAGTTCAAGAGATGTAATGTTATCTACAAGTTTCAGTTCAACCAATTTCTCAGCTCATACTTACTATTGGGTTGGTAAAAGAGTTGCTGCTGATTCTTTCGCATATATTGGTTTCCAAACATATTCATCTTCATCAGCAAATGTATTATTCTACACGAATGGCGGAGGAACAATTGCTCAGAGAGATTATTTAGTAAATGCTGGTGGAATACAATATGCATCAGGTGCTACGAATAATAGACCATTATTATTAGAGGTTACTGGAACAACTACTGCAGCCTCAGTATTTCTTAATGATTCTCTGATGGCTTCCGCAGCAACTTTGACAGCATTTAATAATGTAACTTCTCTACAAATTGGAAGAGACCCTGGTGGAACTTCAACGAACAATACAGTTGTTGTTGAGTTTTTAGCTTACAATAGAAACCTAACCACAAGTGAAGCTCTGCAAGTAGAGAATTATTTGAAAACAAAATACCAATATAACACATGGTAAAGTATATCATCTTTTTACAGAAGCCTGAGGCAGAACAATTTATTCAACAGATGGACACATGTTTGGGTTATCCAAATGATTCAGGAACTATAACTTATGCTTATCCTGATTTAATGTGTGAGTATGATGAAGCAACAGGAGAGTCTTGGCAAATTGGTTGGGGTGTTGAGCTCTTAGATTATGTTATTCCTTGTATGACAGAACAACAAATTGCCGACATTTTAATATTACCAGCAAATATAAACAGCTGTGTTCTATTCTCTGGTTCAACAATATAAATTATGAAAGTAGCATTATTAACAATACAACAGAAAGATGAATTGGTTGGACAATTATTACAAGCAGACTGGTATTTCAATCCAGTTTTAGATGGTAATGAACCACCGAATTGGATTATCTCAACACAAGAGATAGACAATAATCAAAATCCAAACTATGATTGGATAACTGAATTACCATTGATAGATTGGGTTCCACCTACTCCTTCAATCTTGATTTAATTGATTACACCCTTAATTTAATATATTTAATAGTATGAACGAAATGACACCAGATAAGCCGATAAATGAAGATATCTTGAAGGTATTCAATTTTCAAAGTGCAAATGTTCCTATAATCGAAGAGAATTTAATCATTAACACAAGATATCCCTGGGTTAGCTACGGAATTTCGAACTTGGCTCCACAGGAGTTAATTCGTCTTTATAACAGTTCCCCAACACACAGAGCATCAATCACATCAAAGTGGTATGGTGTTAGAGGTGAAGATTTAATCTTGGTAGAAAAAGATAGAGGTCTTATGGTTAACTCTTTGGGTGATACCCTTTTTGATATTTGGTCAAAAGCATGTTTAGATTTTATTTTATATGGTGGGTTTGCATTAAATATTGTTTGGAAGAAAGATAGAGAACAAGGGTTTGAAATCTATTACATGGATTACTCAAAACTCAGAGCCGATAAGAGTGATATATACGACAAGGTTCATCACTATTATTATTCAGCTGATTGGGCATTCCCAAAGAAATTTGTTCCAAGAAAACTTGCAGCATTTGACCCAACAAATGAAGAAGAGCACTCTCAGGTTTTTTACTACGTTACTCACTCTTGTGGGAATAACTATTATCCAACACCTTCTTATTGGGGTGGAGCTACAGCAATAAGCACAGAAGTAGAAATCTACAATTGGTGGCATTCAAATATCATCAATAACTTACAACCATCATTATTCGTTTCATTGAATACTGGTATTCCTGCTCCTGAAGAAAGAGAACAGATTTACAATAACTTAGTTGCGAAATATGGAGGAAGCAACAATTGCTCAAAATTATTTTTGACGTTCAGTAATTCGAAAGATGAAGCACCTGAGGTAACACAAATTCAGCCAAACAGTTCAGATAAGATGTGGATTGAAATGGGTGCAGCAGTGCAACAAGCAATCCTTACATCACACCAAATTAGTTCACCTGAACTATTGGGTATTATTACACCTGGTGGTTTAGGAACTCCTGACCATCTGCAAGCACAGTCACATTTTCAGAACCTCGTTATAAAACCGATTCAGACTGAAATAAAAAAAGTGTTTGAGAAGATTTTAAATCTTAGAGACCGTATGCCGATTGAAATTGAGATTAAACAATTCGAAATCATTACACGTCCTGATGAGAAACCAATTGAAACAGTTGATGTTAATAAAGCTGAAGTCGTTGGTGTAGATAAAAATGAAAATATAACTAATACAAATGAGTAGTCCTGGTATAGTTCCTCAGAATGTCTTATTGATATCTGAAAATAAATTAAAGAATTTCAGCGATGTGGATAGTAACGTTACAAGTTCCGTTCTGTTACCGTTCATAGCAGTCTGTCAACAGACGAAGCTGGAATATATCATCGGAGCCCGTTACTATAAGTCATTATTGAATCAAGTTGCAAACAACACAATTCAGAATAATGAAACAGATTATAATTTCCTAACTTACTTTGCGCAACCATTACTTATATGGGCTGCTTATGCAGAATGTTTACCATCTGTTTTTATGAGAATCAAAAACAACGGTATCGTTACTGGTTCAGAACAAACTGTAACAACAAAGGATATGCTTTACCTACAACAGAGGGCGGATGATAGAAGTGAGTTCTTTGAACAGAGAATGATACAAGAGATTATATTCAACTCAAATTTATATCCATTATGTTTTGGATTTACAACAAGAGATGGATTGGTGCCACACTTAGGTAAGAACTATTTCTCTGGTGTTCACTTATACAACGGTCAATGGACAAACTCACCAGGTTATATGATGAAGACATATGGTCTTCAATCTTATTCTGACCCTACCTATAATTGTTGTGGTTTATAATATGAATAGCGAACTAATCTTAATATTATCCAATGCGTTAACAGGAGTTGCGGCATTCTTTGCTGGTAAAAGAAGAACGAATGCTGAGACTGATTCTGTTGTGTTAAAGAACCTTGAATTGAGTGTTAATCTTTACGCTCAAATAATCCGTGATTTGAAGACTGAAATTGAAAGCCTTAACATCAAGATACAAGAATTGGAACAGAAAATAGATGTTTTGCACGATGAAAATAGAAA